TCAGCGTGACGCCGTGATTGGTGTGACCGCCCGGGTCCTGCGGGTGGTTGACGTACCCGCCCTCCCAGCCGAGCGAGAACCCAAGGGATGGCTTGAAATTCGCCCGCATGTCCGCATGCCTCGAATGCACGTGGAGCGCCGGACGATCCGGCGCTCTGTCATGTCACTCTGTCAGGTTCGGGAAGGGCAATTCATCCACGCGGGCGCGTGGGTCACGCGGATCACAGCAGGTCGAGCTGCTCGCCTTCCGCGTCCGCCAGGCGCCAGCGGCGCACGGTTTCCACGTCCGCCCGCACGATGCGGGCGATCGCGTTGAGGCTTTCGCCGCGCGAGAACAGCACCTGCGCGATCCACCTCTTGGCGATCGGGATCTTGTAGTAACCCGGCCCCAGCGCGCGGGCAAGCTTCCCGACGGCCTGCGCGCCGATGGCCCGCGCCGCCTCCGACCGTTCGGTCGGCGAGCGGGCGATGTAGATCTGCGAGCCGCCGAACCGACACAGGAACTCCATTGCCGTGTCGACGCCGAGCGCCTCGACATAGGCGGAAACGTGCGCCGGAACGGCCGGTGCGGGCGCCGGCGGCGTCCGGGGGCGGGCCGTCATGACGAAGCCCTTCCGGGCCCGGCCAGTTCGTGACGAAGCCGCTTGCCGAGGAAGTTCATCAGGTCGATCCAGTTGTCGCGGTCGAGATCCGCGCAAGTCTTGCCCCCGGTCATCCTGCCCACCCACGCGTCGAGCGTCGCGTCCGGCGCCGCGTTCAGGGAGACCAGCCGCGACCATTGCGTGACGAGCACCTGAAAGCGCACGTCGTTCAGCAGCGCCGGGCGGTTCTTCTCGCGGCGGTACAGTCCGTCATTGCCCGTGACGCGGCGGACCCATCCCTTGATCGCTTCGATCGCCTTTTCCGCATCCTCCGCGTGGCGCAGGAAGCGTGCGTGCGAAAGGCCGGTCTGGCGGGTGACGAACGCCATCATCGCTTCGTCGCCGCCATTGTTGACGACGCCCATGTTCCAAGCCCCGATCCACAGCGCCTGCAGCTTGCCGGCGAAAGGCCCGCTTGCCCGCTTCGCCCGACCGGGCTTCGAAGCGGGTTTGAAGCCGAGGCGCTGCAGCTCGTCCACCACGGCCCGGTGCTGCGGCGGCGTCATCGCGCGCAGGGACCGCGAGCCGGTGACCCGCTCGTAGAGGTCGCGTGCATCCTCGCCCGCGATGCCGAGCTGCTTCAGTCCGACATGTATCATCGCATGTGCAGTCATCTGTCCCACCATCTCAAGGGGTCCGGACGTTCGTCCTGGTCCTCGGTTGACGACGCGGCCGCGCTCGCGGCCTTCGAAATTTCCTGTTTCAGCAATTCGGTGGTGACGGCCCGGAGCTCGGCGGTCAGCCCTGGCAGGCGGTGCAGCCGGTAGCGGTGGCGCTCGGCCTCGCCGAGCAGCTTCTCGCGGCGGCTAGCAGGATCGCGGACGGACATCTCAAGACCCTCCTTCTCCCGTGTTCAGCGCCGCCTTGATCCGATCCCGATTGGCGTCAAGCCAGCGCAGGGTTTCGAGCACGCATTCCAGTCGCAGGATGTGTTCGTCGGCCTCGCCCTGGCGCATCCGCCGCTGCGAGACCAGGCCGGGATAGACGCGCCGCCGCATCGCCAGCTCGCGCTCCACCTCCTGGATTTGCGCGGTCAGCGTGCGGCGGCGGGTCATGCCGGGTCGCTCCCTTCGACCAACTCCCACTTGCCGTCGAGCAGATCGTCCAGCCATTGCGGTTCCGGATGGTCGAACGGCCGGCCGATCTCCGCTTCGATATCGCGGACAAGGGTCAGCATCCGCGTGATCGGTTCCAGCCAACTCAGCTCGCAGGTGCCGGGGCGCGGCATGCGAAATGGCACGGTTCCGTCGAGATCGCAGGCGGCTTCCACGTCCGAACGCAGCACTTCCCGCAACTCGTGTAGCGCCCGCTCGAGTAGCCTGCGAAACCGGCGCAGCTTGCGCTCGTCGGCGGACTGTTCGTTCGGTAGATGCAGATAGGGAGACCGGCTGATGTCGTATTCGCTCATGACCGGCCCTCCGCGATGCGCTTGCCTGCCGCCACCAGCCAGTTCTGAACCGCTCCGAAAAGCCCGCTCGTACTGGTCGACCGGATGCCGGCGATCGTCACCGCAGCGCCCCGAAAGTCGGCCTTGATGCGGGCATCGAATGCCGTCGTCAGCCGGCGCGTGAGGTTCGCTTCTTCGTTCCGGCGGCGTTCGAAGAAACCGGAATGGTCTCTCCCCATTTCGCCGACATTGGCCCGCGCTTCGTCCAGCATGTCTGCCACCTGGTCGCGGAGATCCTTGAGGGCCGCGTTCATCACGACGCCCTCGCCAGATCGATCGTGACGGGCTCCCAGGCCGCGTCGGCCGAGGCGCGCTCGTAGAAGCGCAGGTAGGTCTTGGACCCGACGACGCGCATCGCCTCGCGGATCGCGTCCATGGCGCGACGCCACCGCTCGTCCTCGATGTCGAGCCGGAGCAGCATGAAGATTTCCGACTTGTTGATGCAGCCGGCCTTGTCCGTGTTGAATGCACGGGTCACGATGGCGCGGATCTCCGGCCGGCTTTCCGCCGACCACTCGTTGAGGCACTCGTCGATGAGCGTCTTGGCGATCTGGAGCTCCGGGCCGAAGTCGATGAAATCCGAGACCTTCACCTCGATTTTCATCCGGCCGTCGAAGCTGAGCAGCGTCTTGTTTCCTTTCCGCCCGCCGATCTTGGCGTCGTACTCCTGGGCGAGCAGCGCTTCGAGAGACCCGATGTCCTCGAATGTGTGCCCGCGAAAGCGGCCGATCTGGGCGCTCAGGTCGCGGGCGTAGCCCATCACCTTGCGGACCAGTTCGTCCTGCAGCTTGTCCATCGGCTTGACCATTTCGAGCGGCACGAGGGAGCCTTTCGCGTCGGCCATGTACGGCTTGCCGGCGATGTCGATGACGCCGTCCTGGGTCTGGTTCTGATCGTTCACTGGGTGCCTCCTTGGCGTTGGTCGAGGGCGGAGCGGCCCGGTGCCGGGTCGCCCATGAGGTTGCTTGCGGCGGCGGGTTGACCGGTCAGCATCTGGTCGAGCAGCGGATTGACCCGCCACCGCCGGCCGACCGGAACCGGCTGTTTCGCCGGCCGGGAGGGTGCCGGCGGGGTCGCCGCCGGGCTCTCTGGCCTCGGATCGCGGGCGTATCGCTCGAGGACCGCCCTTGCTTCCGCTTCCCGTTTCAGCGCCTCGCGCTCGCGCAGCTCGGCGTTGATCGCAAGGATCAGTTGGGCCACCGACCGGACCAGATCGGATCGGCCCGTCTTCTTGTTCATGATCCGCGCGGCTAGTTCGGCGGCGGCGATCGAGGCCGGCGTGTCCGGCCCGCGATCGTCGAAGACCACCGCAAGCACGTCGTCGACCAGATCGTGCAGCGTCTCGCTCATGCCACCGCCCCCCCGTCGTCGGAGGGGGCGGACTGGGCGGGAACGGGGCGCGGCACCACCGGCAGGCGCTTGACCTTGCCGGAAGCGAGATCCGCGTCCGTGATCCGGGCGGGTCCGGCGATCTGGCCGGCTTCCATCGCGCGCGCCGTCTTCGCCATGTCGCGAAGCGCGAAGCGCAGCGTGCCGGTCAGCGCGGCCGGCAGCATCAGGGCGCCGTCCTGGCCGGTGCGCCGGTCGAGCCAGTCGCGCAGGTTCGCGAGATCTTCAGACAGCATCGTCACCTCCCTTGATGCGCGCGTGCGGGCAGCCCGCCCGGCAGGCGTGGAACATGCGGACACGGTGGGCGGATGTCGGCGCGTAGGGCTTCTTCTGCCAGTCGAGGCACTGGTCCCGACTGAGCTCGCCGACGACGGGGCAATCGACCGAAAGCCCCATCAGCGCCCCGCGCACGCGCTCTTCCACCTTCGCCAGGTCGCCGAGATACTTGGCGTTGATCACCTGGCTTGTCGTGGCCGGCGAATAGCCGATCCGCGCGGCCGCCCCGTTCAACCCGTCGCGATCCGCAAGACCGGCGAGCTCACGCACCCAGTCCGGCGCCTCGCCCCAGGCGGCGGCGGCCTTGGCCGACATCGTCGCTGTCGCGGACTTCATGGCGCGACATCCTCCGAGGTCGCCGGCCCGTGAAACGCGTTCGTGTTCGGGTCGTAGACGACATGGGTTCGGAGCAGTTTCGGTGCCTGCGGGCCTGTTGCCATCGACGGTTTCAGCCGCCATGTGGCCGGCCGGCGGCCGACGCTCGGCTGAAGGACGAGCAGGTAACCCGCCGCCGCCAGGCGCTTGACGTAGCTTTGCGCCGTGATCAGCGGGATCCGCACGTCGTCCGTGCTCGCGAAGGTCGCGAGATCCGGCGAGGTGAACCCATCGCGCAACAGGTTGCGCATGGTGTTCCACATCAGCTGGTTGGCCGGCACCGGCGCGGCCGAGCCGTCGCGGCGAAGGCGCGGTGCCTCGTGGTGGCGCTGCATGAGGCGGTAGATCCGCCGCCCGTGTCGCCGCCCGATTGCCGGCTCCCGACCGGCCTCCGCCACGATGCCGGCCCGGCACAGCCGGCGCAGGTAGTCGGTGACGCCGTGATCGCGCGGATCGCAGCAATGCAGGTCCACGTCGTGGCGGGTGAAGGTCGCGCCGTCCCGGGTCAGGTCGAGGATGACCGACCAGACATGCTCGTATCCGCGCAGCACCGGCCGGCCGTTGATCGTCTGGAGCTTCAGGATCGCCGACATCAGCCGCGCCCTCCGGCCCGCCGTATCGGCGTCTCTCCCGTGAAGATCCGCCCCTCGTAGCCGGCGAGGTCGACGGACGTCCTGCCGCAGTTTCGCGCCCACGACTGCACCTCGTGCAGCGTCGTCGCGATGCGCCGCGCGCGCCCGTTCGTCCGTGCGCGGATCGCCTCGAGCAGGTCCGGGGCGACCTCGATTTTCGGGCAGATGACGCGGGCGAGCGCTTCCGTGTCCTCCAGATCGCAGGGCTGGGCCAACTGAAAGTCGAGCACGCGGTTGTGCACGCGCTCATGCTTCTCGAGGGAGCGCGGCAGCAGTTCCTCGCCGATCAGGACGATGGGAACTTGCGTCGTCTCGTGGATGTCCCGGACGAGTTCGATCATGTTGCGGTCGACCAGCTTGTCGGCTTCGTCGATGATCAGCGGGCGGTTGGGCGCATCGCCGAGCCGGCGGATGATCTCGTCCATCATCCGCGCCACTGTGCCACGCGGCCGGGGCTGACCCGCTTCCTGCAGCACCGCCTCGCAGAACGACTTCTCACGCCAGTAGTGGCGCACCTCGATATAGATCGCGCCGGTCTTGTTCATCGCGTATTGCGCCGCGACGCTCTTTCCGAAGCCGCTGTCGCCGCTAAACACGCCGAAACCCGTCAGACCGAGCATTCGCGACCGCAGGGTTTCGATCATCATCATCAGGGTCGCGACGTTCTTCAGCGGGGCGATCGACCCGCCGCCCGTCTTGACCGTGTTCTCGTTTGCCGTCATGGTTCTGTCCTTCGAAAGTGCTTGGGGCTCCGGTTCGCCGGGGCTCCTTTTTCTTGGGCAGCTACCTGCCGAAATCCTCGTGCAGCGCCATCAGCGCGCGGAACTCCGCGCCGTCCCGATAGCCGCCGAGCCACAGCGCCTCGTCCGTCGTGATGTCCTCGCCGGCCGCGAGCCGGTCCATCAGATCGAGCGCCCGGCGGAAGCGAATTTGCGGCGTTTCCTGTCGGCGAAGGGGCGTGACGGTCGGTGTGGCGGTGCCTGGGGCGGAAGCGGCGGGCGCCGCCATTTCCTTGCGCATCTCGTCCAGCAGCTCGGCGGCGCGCTTGGGCTGCGCCGGAGCCTCGGCCGGCCTGGCCGCGTCCAGCGCGGCGGCGATGGCGGGCGTTGTGTGCTCGACTTCGCGCTTGGGCAGCGGAACGACGTTCGGCAGATCGCGGCGAGCGACATCGAGCACGCGTTCGATCAACGCCGGCCCCCTGGTGATTTCGCGGATCTTCTTGCGGACATCGCGCGTGCTCGCCTCGACCACTTCCGCCTGCGCTTCGCGTCTGGCCGCGAGCAGCGTTGACGGATGTATGCCCGCGAGATCCGGGCAGACGGCATCGCCCAGGTACGAGCCGTCGCCCGCGTCGAACGCCACGGCGCGACCGGCGTCGTTCGGGTCCATCCGGACGAAGAGCCGGTCGCCGGGCAAGGCACCGTTGAGGCCGTAGTAGAATTCCCCGATCCGAATGCCGCGCTTGGTGACCGTCCGCAGACCGTCCTTGCCGGCCACCGGCATCAGGAGCATGTCCAGCGCGCGGGCATCGACCGTGCGAATTGTCGTGGCGGACGCGGCGGCTGCCTGGGCCGGTGTCTTGCCTTTCAAGCCCGCATGCGGACGGTGCTGGTAACGAACCTCGGCCCACTCGTCCGCGTGACGCTGGAGCTCGGGTCCCGTCATCGACACGCCGAACAGTTCGGCGGCATCCGCGCCAAGCCTGTCGGAGAACGACTTGCGATCCTCGATTGTCTTGCGGTCGGCCGGATTGTGTCCGACGAACCCCGGAAACAGGGTGGAACAATCGTGCTGGAAGGTCTTGATGACGCGCTCGACGTGGCCCTTCTGCTGGGGGCTGTAGGCGTCGCTGACATCCATCGTGATGCCGAGAGAGTCGAACAGGCGCCTTGTGTCCTTCGCGACGAAGTCTGAGCCGTTGTCGGTCTTGATGACGTCCGGCACGCCCCAGGCGAGGATTGCGCGCCGGAGCAGCATGGCGACGGCGGAGGCGCGTGGGGTCTTGGAGACGTAGAACAGTGTCCGCCGTGTCGCGATGTCGATGCAGGCGTAGATCGCGTGCCGTCCGTCCGTGCAAAGCGCGTCGACCGGCGAGGCGTCGATCTGCCACAAGGCATTCGGCTCGCGGATATGGCGGAGCGCACCGACGCCGGCCGGCGCCATCGCCGAACGGTACTTGTCCGGGTTTGAAAGCTTCGTCAAAGCGACTTTCTCGGTCGCCTTAAGCCCTTTGATGAAATGCTGAAAGGTCCGGACCGGAGGCATGGCGACGGTGACGCGCCGTCCTCGGCGATCGATGGTGATCGTGTCGCCGAACTCGCTGCGGCAGAGCGTGCGAACATGGTCCGCCGACAGGTGCGGCTGTTGCGCCACGAGCGCGAAAATGAAGGTTCGGACCGCGCCGTCATTGGCGGTATCCAGAACCCCCTTGCCCTTGCGGGCCTGCGCCGGATCGTGGCCGAGCGCCGCGCTCCCGGCGCTGGCCCGCGCCTGCCGCCAGCGCATCAGGGTCCGTGCGGACACGCGCTTGACGACGCCCTCCGCCCAGTCCGGCATCGGCACGCGGCCGGCATTGTACATGTCGGCGAACAGCGCGTCGGTTCCGAGCGCGCCGAGGTCGAGCATCTGCCGGAACCGGTCGGCCATCCGCAGGATGGTCATCCGCGCGTCGCGGGTCAGCCGCGCCCGGTCGGTCAGGTCGCCGGCCCCATGCATCTCGTCCGGTTCTTGCGAGCCGACAGGAGCCGTGCCGCCCTTGAGCGCCAGCGCCGGCCCGATCCGCCGCGACAGGTAGCAAAGCCGCACGTCCAGCGGCAGCAGGTCGAGATGGTACCGGGTGATCGTGCCGCCGACCCCGGTCTCTGTTTTCACCAAGGCATGGTACCGCTGCCAGTTCTCCCGCTCGGCAAGGTCGTTCACCCCGCGCTTCGTCTCCGGCAGGCCGGGCATGTCGCCCGCCGCCGCGCGCTCGGCGATCTCCGCCGCCGTGAACCAGACCTGCACCTGTGCCGGGCTTTGCGCGTTCATTCAGACCGCCCCCCACTTGGCCTTCTCGGCGGCCTTGAATTTCTGGATTTTCGCTTCCACCTTGTCGGCGAGATGCAGGTTGATCAGCGCTTTGTACCGTTGATCGACAGCCACCAGCCCGAACCGCTCGGCCACGAACCCGACAAGGTCCGTGCAGCCCGTCACCTCGATCAACGCGATGAAGCGCTCCAGCGTGATCCGGTGTCCTTCCGCCCCTTCGGAGGCGTAGTTGGCCAGCATGTTTTCCGAGACCTGGTAGCCGAGCTCGACGCTCATTGCGGCGGCGATTTCGGCCCGCGAGAGGGACGACGATTTCAGGGCGAGCGCCACGGCCTGGCTGATCCGCGAGGCGAGCCGCGACCCGCGAATGGCGCCCGGTTCGAACCCGGCCGCCACCTTCGGCGGCTCCCAGCTGAGCAGGTCACCGGTCATCGTGTCGCCGCGCGCCTTCACCATGGCAAGGCGCTCCTCCGACGATCGCGAAGCAGGGTCGAGATGGCCACGACGCGCGGCCAGAAATGCCAAGCCGGCAACTCGCTTTGATTGATCTCCTGGCTTAGGTCGCTCAGCGCGTTGATCGCGGCCGTCTCAGCCTTCCGGCGCTTGGCCTCCCGCCGACGAAGGCGCCAGACCTCGCTCTTGAGGCGCTGGTTTTGCAGGAAGAGATACGCC